AGATGGAAGGTTGGGAACTATAACAGGAACAACAAAAGATTTTGCAAAAGTATTTTTAGGAACAAGAGCTGGTTCAGGTTTATTTCTTGTAGATCAATTATTAGAATCTATTGCAACGACAGATAGTAATAAAGGATTTAAAGTTATAAATGAATTAGTAGGTCAAATAGCTTCACAATATTTTACACCATTTAAAACATATATGGGTTTTTTAGATGCAGCAGATGGAAATATACAAGCTGCTAAAGATACTAAAACTTCTAATTTAGATAATGCAAAAATAAATCCTTCTGTTTCAATAACAAATAACTTAAAAGCTATATTTAATCCTGGTGAACTTCCTGATAGAACATCACCAACTCATGCAGTTTTGTCAGAAGATGGAACTAAATATGTTGCAAGACCTGTAAAAGGTGAAGGTGCAAATATTTTTGGTGTAGATATTCCATCAACAGTAGTTACAGAATTAACTGGTGTAACTATAAGACAAAAAAAAAATTCAGCAGAAAAAGAATTTGATAATTTAAATTTTAGGTACAATGAAATATTTAGAAGCACAGGTATTCCAGTTTTAGATAGAGCATTTAAAAATTTATTTGCTCCTAAAATTCATTTAGGTTTATCAGCAATAGTAGATTCTGCTGGTTATCAATCTTTAGATGTTAATATGAGAAGATTAGTTATAAAACAATTTATACAAGGTGCTAGAAAAGAAACTATGGAAGAACTACAAGCTGATGCAAGTTTAGTTCCTTACCTTATGGAATATAATTTTAGTAAAGTTCCAAAAGATCAATTAAAAATTATATATGATGCTATTGGTAAAGATTATTTAAATAGTTTAATTAAGGAGTTTCAAAATTAATGCCAACACAATCTCAAAAAAATTCTCAAGACATAATCAAATTACAAGGTGAACTAAAGTTAGTTCATCAAAAGATTGACACTATAAAAAACAACCATCTAAAACACATGGATGACAAGATAAATAACATATATAAAATCTTATGGTTCGTAGCTGCGTTAAGCATATCAAGTCTAGTCAATCTAGTCTTAAGTCTAATCAAATAGATATTTCTACAAGACAAAAGAAAACATCTATTAAAGGTGTGGTGGGTGAATATGAAGCCATAGCAAGGCTAACAAAACAAGGATTTTATGTAGCAAAAAGTTGTGATCCAACTTGTCCATTTGATATTGTTATAGTAGATAAAAATGGTAAAATACAACTGTTAGATATAAAAACAAATACTTTTAGAAAAACAAACAGAGGTAAAATTTTAAAAAATAAACCAAAAGGTTCTTATAAAATATTTAGAAGTCCTACAAAAGAACAAAAAAAATTAGGGATTAAATTAATAATGGTAGATTATGAAAGTTAGTGAAAATACATCTATATCAATGCCAATGAAAAATCTAATTTCTATAGTTATTGCTGTAGCAATTGGAGTATGGGCTTATTTTGGTATTGTTGAAACTTTAAATAAACACAGCACTACATTAGAATTAATGCAAAAAGATTTAGAAGCAAATTCTGAATTTAGAATTAAATATCCAAGAGGAGAACTTGGTCAATCCTCTGGGGAGGCAGAGCTTTTTATGCTTGTTGAACACATGGCAGGTTTGATTGAGTCTATGGATGCAGAATTAAAAGATATGAGAAACAATAAAATTAATATTGATTTTTTAAAAGAACAAGTTGGTAAATTACAAGTGGATGTAGAAAAATTAATTAGGAATGGTAATGGAACGCATTAATAGACAATTCATAGATTTTATAAAACAAATCAAAAAAGATAGACTTGCACAAATTTTAAACAAAAATAAAAAAGAAGTAAATATTGGTGCTAATGGTACACAAAAATATGTAATAAAAAAAGGAATAAATAAAGGCAAAGTATTATGATAGAAATGGTTTTTGCACTTTTGCTTTTACAGGATCATAAAATTGTAGAGCATAGGTATCATGAAAGTTTATCAAGTTGTTTAAAAGCAAAGAGATATGCTATGAAGGATAGAAACAGTAAAGGCAGAGTAGTTTTCAAGTGCATTCAGTCTAAAGCAAATGTAGAAATTTATATGGGAGATAAAAAAATTACTTCTTTAATATTAGAATAATGGATAAATATATATATAAAATTTTAGGTTTCTTTGATACTTGGTCAGAAAAATTAGATAGAGTATTTTTCCCACCAAAAAAGAAAAGAAAAAAAAAGTGTAAAGATTGTCATTGTAATTGTCATTGTGGTGAAGAATTACACACACATTGGTATGATGGTGATTTATGCACTTGTGAAGGGTGTAAACATTAAGGATTTTATGAGGTGTAATTATGGAATATTTACTAATAAAACTAGAATGTTTATGCAGAAAACTATATGGTCTTGTTTGGCGATGGCGAATAAGATTTACAGCTAACTTGGAGAAAAGAAATGTACGAAGAACTAAAAGAAGAAATAAAATTACATGAAGGTTTTGTACCAAAAACCTATTCAGATTCACTTGGCAAAAGAACCATTGGCTATGGACATTTGTGTGTAGAACCTGAACAATGGGATGATAATAAAGAATATACAAAAGAAGAATTAAATGTTGTATTTGAAAAAGATTTTAATGAAGCTCTTAAAAATGCTGAACATTTAATATCTAATAGAAGTATTAATGATACAGCCAAAGAAGTTATTATTGAAATGGTATTTCAATTAGGCATTGGTGGTGTAGGTAAATTTAAAAATATGTGGTCTGCTTTGGATAGAGAAGATTATGGTGAAGCATCATTTCAAATGTTAGACTCACTATGGGCTAAACAAACACCAGCTAGAGCAGGTAAGTTAGCTGGTAAAATGAGAGCAGCGAAGGAGGCATAATGTGGTTAAATTTAGCAGCTAAATTAGTTCCAGGTATAATTAAAACTGGTATGTCTATTGCATCTAATAGAAGAAAAACAAAAGAATTAGAATCAGTAGCAGAATTAAAATTAGCTGAACGAATGGCTAATGGTGAGGTTGAATATAAAAAAGCTGTCATAGATTCACATAAAGGAGATTTAAAAGATGAATTTTGCCTCATCCTCATCTCTATCCCCCTTTTGCTTTTGGCTTGGTCTGTGTTTAGTGATGATCCTGACATACAGCAAAAGATAGATATATTTTTTGATAAGTTTGCAAATCTTCCAATGTTTTATCAAGCTCTTGTAGTCGGAGCTTTTAGTACAATACTTGGTATAAAAGGTGTTTCTACTTTTAAAAAAAAATAATGTCTGATAATATAGATATAATTAACGAATATAAGGATCAAGTTCGTATTCTTAAACAAGAGGTTGCAGAATTACAAGATGCTGGTAAATCTAAAGATTCTGCTAACAAAAGATGTTTACAAAAATTAGAACATTTAACCAAAGACCTTGAAGATGCTTACGCAAAAATCAAAAAGTTGGAGGAAATAAAGGATGATAAATGAAAGTAATGCTTACAATAGTTATGTGCAGCACTCTAGCCAACACTTGTTTAGACCCTTATACTTTTCCTAAAGTATATGACAACTATTATGAATGTCTTATTGATGGTTATCAAAAATCATTAGATAAAACTAAAGAAATAGGTAAATTAGAAATTAATAATTATCAGATATATTCAAAATTTGATTGTCAAGAGGTTATAACTCCTCCACCTAAACCTAAAATAAAAGCATGATATATTGTGTGGTATGGAAAAGAGATGATAAATATGAGATGTTCACTAACACAATATTTCAATCTGAAGAAAAAGCTATAGAATTTAAAAACAAACAAAAATCTATGCGTAAAAAACATGATTGCAGAGTTGTAGAATTTGATTATAAATACTTTGATGGAGTTGATAAAATAGACTAATGGCAATAGATAAATCAAAAATGAAATGTAATTCACCTAGACGACAAGTACAAGGTGGTAAAAAATTTGTAGTTAAAGCCTGTAAAGGTGGTAGAGAAAAAATCATTAGATATGGTGATGCCAACATGAAAATTAGAAAAAATAATCCAGCAGCTAGAAAAAGTTTTAGAGCAAGGCACAGATGTGCTAGTGCAAAAGATGTATTTTCTGCAAGATATTGGTCTTGTAAAAAATGGTAAGGTCTATTATAAAATTAATAGTCAAAGCAAGAATGCTATATGCTGATTTAAGAGGTCATCATGGTAAAAAATGGAACTATGAACCTGGCGATTGGTATATGGGTCGTAAAAACAAAAGGAGATAATCATGCCAAAACATTATGGAATGAAAAAAAAAGATAAAAAAAAGAAAAAGAAAAAAAATAAAAAGAAAAAAATGATTAGTAGATATTAACATTAGGTGTAATCATTAAGATGGTTGGGTATGGTCGGAGGGTTAAAAGGAGATAAATATGCCAAAAGGTAAAAACAAAAAGTATAGTAAAAAACAAATGAAGATAGCAAGAATGGCTGCTCCATTTGATAAAATAACAGGTGCTGATTTTAAAGCACTTAAGAAAAAAAAAAGGAGAAAAATATAATGAAACAATTAACTAAAAGACAAAAAGATGCTTTATCAAGACATAAAAAACATCATACTAATAAACACATGGCTATGATGAAAAAAGCTATGAGAAAAGGTAAAACTTTTGGACAAGCTCATAAAATGGCTATGAAAAAAGTTGGTAGATAAATAATGAAACAACATATCTTAAAAGCACTAGAAAAAAGATATGAAGCAGAAGTTTGCGAAGCTGAAGCAACAATAAAAATTTATTTTAACAATAGTGTAGGTATTGGTGAACATCCACAACACATTGATGAAGTAGATAAATTATTAGAAAAAATTGTTAATGCAGAAGAAAAATTAAAAATAGTAAAGGAGTTAGACAATGGCTAAATTATGTCCTGAAGGTAAAGCTGCTGCCAAGAGAAAATTTAAAGTTTATCCTAGTGCTTATGCTAATATGTGGGCAAGTAAATATTGCAAAGGCAAAGTAGGAAGAAAAAAAACTAAAAGAAAAAGATGAGTTTAAGAAAGTGGACACAACAGAAATGGGTTGATGTAGCCAACAGAAGATCAGATGGATCTTATCCTCCATGTGGTAGATCAAAAGGTGAGAAAAGAAAAAATTATCCAAAGTGTTTGCCAATAGCAAAAGTAAGATCAATGACTAAAAGTGAATTGTCTGCTGCTGTAAGAAGAAAGAAACAAGCAGAAAGAAAACCAAGAAAAGGCAAAAGACCTAACTATGCAAGAACCTAAAAAAAATTTTAGGTCTGACGAAAACAGATTTATATATAATAAACAATTTAAATATCTAAGAACCCCTACAGACATCTGGCAACAATTGTCTAAAGAATTTAATTTTACTATTGATTGTTGTGCCTCAGATCAAAATCATTTATTACCAAGATATTACACAATTGAAGATGATTGTTTGACTAAAGATTGGTCAGGAGAAATTGCTTATATACACCCAATGTTCGATGGTAAAATAGGTAAGTTTGTAAAAAAAGCATATAATACAGATAATTTTATTGGTGTTTTTTTATTACCAGCATCAACACATACAAAATATTTCCATGACTATTGTTACCATAATCCTAATTGTGAAATAAGATTTTTACGAAAACCAGTAAAAGGTTTTCATTTTGGACATGATGATGGCACAAAAGATGACCCAAATGCTCTTGGATATTTAAAACCATTAATGATATTGATATTTAAAAATGGCAAAAAAAACATGGAACAAA